TTAGCCGTTAAGTTTAACTGCCAGACCTGCGACATATTCCCCTTGATAACGAGCAATAGACAGTTCTTCCTGGCTTGGCTGGCGTGAGCCGTCACCGCCTGCGATGGTGGTTGCGCCGTACGGCGTACCGCCGCGAACCTGTGAAACGTCAAATAATTCCTGCGCTGCGTAGCCAATGGGGACAATTACCATGCCGTGATGCGCAAGGGTCGTCCAGGTTGAAGTAATAGTTTGTTCCTGACCGCCGCCAGTACCGGTGGAACTAAAGACGCTCGCCAGTTTTCCGTATAGTGCGCCGGAAGCCCACAGGCCGCCCGTCTGGTCGAGGAAGGTACGCATTTGACCGGACATGTTGCCAAAGCGGGTAGGTGTACCAAAAATAATGGCGTCGTAATCGGCCAGTTCTTGCGGGGTTGCAACCGGTGCAGTTTGCGTTTTACCGCCTGCTTTTTCAAATAATTGCGGCGGCATGGTTTCCGGTACACGCTTAACGACAACTTCTGCGCCATCGACTTTGCTTGCACCCTCAGCGACTGCGCGTGCCATCGTTTCAACATGTCTAAGGATATGGTTTATCATTTTGAAAAATATAATTTTATTTCATCCTCCTGGTCACTTTGGGGCACGTCTGGGGCACGGGCATTAAGGACATTATTCAACATGGCAACTTGAGTCACGCTGCACTCAGGCATCCATGCACCATAAACATTGTAGACCATGCTGGCGCTGGAGTGCCCCATCTGTGATGCAATAAATGTCGGGTTTGCTCCGGAAGATAAAGCCCAGCACGCATAGGTATGGCGTGACTGATACGCTTTACGGGATCGGATACCCGCTCTTTTTATTGCTGAATCCCATGTCGCTCCGATGGAGCTTACCGCGTAGTTAATACCCGCCTTGTGATTCTTGCGAACGATTTGCGGACAGAAAACAAAAGTGCACTCGTGCAAAATTGTTCTTCCGTACTCGCGTAATTGAACAGTGATCTGATGCTGCCTGCTAAGACGAGTAAGCATCGCCTGGTTTTTAAGTGCTTCAATTGCTGGTGCCAGAAGATGTATAACCCGGTTAGTGCCTGCGTCGGTCTTTGGTAGCGTAAAATCACCTATTTTTGTAAAATTTCGTCGCACTGTTATCGTGCCAGCTTTCAGGTCGATATCCTCCCATGCAAGTGCGGCAATTTCACCGTGTCGCATCCCTGTAAAAACAGCCACTGTCCAGAGGTTTTTGGTCTGTTGATGATGGCAGGCATCAATGAGACGGCTAAACTCATCTCTGGTCAGTGGATCCGGCACTGGTTTTGATTTCCTCAGCGGTGTTATTGAATTAAACGGGTTTTTCTCCAGATACCCGTTTTCGGCGGCAAAGCTGAACATTCCGGCTGTTGTTGTCATGTAATAGTTCACTGTGGGTACGGTTCTTCCTTTTCGGGACGTGCTGGTTTTCCTGCTTCCCTTTTCCCCGGTCAGTAAATCTTTCCTGATAAACAGCAGATCTTCTTTTGTAATCGATGACGCCAGCCTGCCAGGACCAAGCCTCGGTAGCATATTTTTCATCACTGATTGATAACGATTTAAGGCGTTACTACCGATTTCCATTGCTTTCAGAGTAAGCCATTTCTGTGCCAGTTCACCGACGGTGATATCTTTTTTTACCAGGCCAAATAGCTTCAGGTTAGGTGAGTCAGGGAATCGATCGGCATAATCAAACGTTCCTGTTCTGATTGCAAAGCAGACCGAAGCCCTTAACTCACCAGCGATCTTTCTGTTTTTCGGTGTATCGGGCACGCGAAGATTTTCGCGCACTCGTTTACCCCTGTACTTAAACGTTATTCGGAGTTTTCCTCCGTGATTTTCAACGCCGGCTGGATAGGCTGAATTCGCCATTGTTCCTCCTGCGTCCAAGAGCACGCTCAGGTTATACTCTTATGGACAAGAATTAAACATCCTGAGATGGTAAGGGTTGGTTTTTGATCCAAGTGTTGATGGTAGGAAGATGATAGAGACATTCGCTGTTTTTCTTTGGCGTTCCGTCGGGGGCGATTTGTTTATATTCTCTGCCGTTCATCCACGCACTGTCCCTGGCGCGTAATATTGTTCCTTTTCTCAGGCCTGTTACAGCCATTAAAAGCTCCAGTGTTACCCATTCATTCGCATTTATCTGTACAACAGGTGTGATGACTGGCTGAATGCCATGGTTATGTTGGTTTACTAACTCGCGCATAAGTTGCCTCTGCATGTGTAAGAAAAAACCGCCATCAGGCGGCTTGGTGTTCTTTCAGTTCTTCAATTCGAATATTGGTTACGTCTTATTCGATGCGCACTCCTGGTATTTCGCCTTTTGATATTGCTAAGTCATAAATTTGCGCGGCACTATACCCATCTCGCATCCATGAATCTAAGGCGCGAACAGCCTCGCTACGCTTTTTATCTTCTCTCTCATTTTTGATATCAACGAGGACATCAACGCAATTAAGGCAAATGTGGATTTTGTCTTTACATTCGATCATGGCGGCTTTGCCATGATTTCCGCCACACAGTGAGCATAAATCTTCAGGGTCTGGCTGGTATTTCTGTAACGTTAGAGGGTTGAATGTTGAACAGGCCATAATCATCTCCATAAAACAAAACTCGCCGTAGCGAGTTCAGATAAAAGAAATCCCCGCGAGTGCGAGGATTGTTATTCATTGCCGATATTCACCTTTATCGCGAACACCTTTACCGGTTTATCTCCGAAGTGTGTATGTGTGATTGTCTTGATTTTATATCCGTCATACGGGACGTTAATTCTGCGGCTGGAGTCGTCGCGCTTCGGATATCCCTTTGTGATAATCAGGCGGTCATACTCCCGGAACATAATTCGCTTATTCCAGTAGTCATTACACAGGCGATACTCTTCTGTTTTCTCTCCGCGAATCATGGCATCGAAGTATTCACCTTTGACTGCAAGTTGCAGGTTAGCCACGACCTTCCTCCTTTGGCTTGTGAATTTGTATCGTCATGCCGCTTTGAGTGGTGACTACAACGACAGAACCAGGCTGAAGGCTGTTAAGATTGAATGCTTCGTAAAATGAATCCAAGGCCAGTGCTTTTTTATTCTTTCGGTTCCACCAACGCCATCCCTTGCTACAGGCTACACTGACAATCCACTGTCCACTCCTATAAGCCAAATAAAACCAGATGAGCAAAACCTGAAGGAATGCTATCCAGTCAATAATCGTATATTTCGCGAAGGAGTCCATCAATTAACCTCCTGCGGCGGTTCTGGTAGCGGCATCCAGTGGGTTACTCCATGCCATATACCAGTTAAGGTTTCAAACCTTGGCTCTCTGCCTTTCTGTGTCTTGGCATATTCATTCCTTGTATATACGCATTGTCTAACTGCATATTCATTCCATCCAATAACTGTTTGTCTAATTTCTGGCATTCGCTCACTACAGCTTATCCAACCATCCGGAGTTACCGGCACTGGCTTGGCGGTATAAAGCGGTGTTATATCTGCCCGAAAATTACATGCTTTATGCAGACGCACCCACCGTTCGACTTCTGCTTTGTCAGAATACATACCAGTGAACGTGTTATATTCACGGTCAATTTGCGTGAATGTTACCTTCCACGCCACCGGCTCTGCTTCCAGCGATGCCAGTGCGATACGCAGGGCAGCCAGGATATTCCCCTGGTAATCATCAAGCCCGAAAGGAAGCTCATCACGAACGCTTTCATAATCGTTGATAGTCTGCTGCAGCCATTCTCTTGTGATAGTGCTCATGATGCCTCTCCTTTACCTGCTTCGGTGACGTTTATTCCAGCGTTGTGCAGTGCCTCAAGAACCTGATGCTGCCTGTAAACCATTTCAGTGTGGTAAGGCTCGTCAAAATCGACGCGATGCAACATGCTATAGCATTGCGGAAGCACAACCTCCCGCAACTCCAGCTCAGCAATGCGCTTCTCTGCGGCTTCCAGCTTCTCGCGCATATCGTCAACGTACTCGACCAGAGAACGGCCAGCAGGAATTTCGCACTCCTCGACCAGTTGGAAGTAGATATCAGCTGCGGCCCGTGTGTTGCTATGCCTAGCGTCGCCCATCTCACCTTCACGAAGAGCATCGCGTTCGGCGGTAAGATTGGCTATTTTGCTGTCTTTGCCTTCCAGCTCAACACGCAGCTTCCCTACCGTTAGCGCAATATCCTCGTTCTCCTGGTCGCGGCGTTTGATGTATTGCTGGTTTCTTTCCCGTTCATCCAGTAGTGCCAAAGCAATCTTTGGATTAAAGGCAGCAATAAATTCAGCGTTGTTTTTCAGGACGTGTTGCGCAATGGCCTGACTACTTAGTCGGACCTCATAACCACGTGCGCCACGGTGTGGTTTATATGAGTCCCAGTCTCCCCACGTTGCTTTCTCTGCCGCCTCACGCAGTGCCTGGTAATTAATTTTGCTCACTGACTGCCTCCTTCTTAATCAGTTTACACAGGTGCTCCACAGCCACAGAGAGTGCATCCACCGCTCGTTTATCCAGACGCGGGGCCAGAGCAAGCAGTTCATTTATTGCAATCTGAATACCATGCTCCGCCGCCAGCGCCGCGCGATTGCTCTCCAGCTCTGCAATTTGGCACATGGCATCAATATTTTTGTCCTCCAGGCGCTTAATTTCGCCTAGGAGGTCCAGCGCAACTTTTGGTGGGATAGCCGCGATATAACGGGCATTGGCACTAGCGTTCCTCTGTCCATCAGTACCAGGCCAGTCAATAAAGTATCCGCAATGCCTACCCTCAGACGTGCGCGCAGGATAAATGCCGTTATGGCCCGGCAAAATATATGCTACCCATTCATCTTGCGTTGCCTGTTTCGCCGCCTCGCGCAGTTCTTTATAGTTAATTTCGCTCACTGCTTGCCTCCTTTACGCCACATCGCATTCAGATATTTGTTTTGATTCACTGAAGGAAAAGAATTTCTCTTAAGCAATTCCTCTCTCGATGGCATTGGCTTTACGCGTTGGCGAATAATCATTTCTGCTGGAAGAATGCCGGGATTGTATGCAAGTCCTCTCATGATTTACTCTCCACGAACTGGTCAATAGCCATGCTAAGTGACACACCTAAATTCTCGATATGTTGCTGAATATCCTGTAGCGTCTGCGCCTGAGATAACATGATTTCACGGTTGCATAATTCTTTAACCAGATGCTCAAACTTGCTGTAATAACCGATACGGCTTAGTGTTTCTTTCCCTGCATTCTCGCCTTCTTTGATAATTCCTCTTTCACTAAGAATCAGGTCGTGTTTGGTTCCGGTAATAACGTATTTTCCGAGGTCGATGTTTAGCTTCATTGTTTTCATGGTAAATTCCTCAGTCATTACTGATAGCGCCATAGCGTGAGCGGTAATTACGCAGGCGCGGGTCGATATATTCAGGGAATTTGTCTATTGTCGCTTTTCGCAACGGTCTCATTGCTGTTTCGTTTGTTCGGTCCTTCTCCTGTTTTAGCGCGAGTTGTATATCGCGTCGGTACATCCGTTCTGCTTTTGTTTCTGGTGTCAGAGCAAGAAACGCGTCGAAATTGTTTTTGATATTTTCCAGCACCTCCGCCTTGGAGCTACCGGAGCAGTTGCGCGGGTCATCCGCACCATACAGAGGCGCTGGCATAATGGGAGCCTTATTTTCAGTAATCAGAAAGGAGGGTAATCGTTCTGGCTGTAACCATAATCATCTGCATGATTATGGCTTACGTTTTTAGAGCGATTGTCTTTATCTTTGAGGCTGGCAACCATGTTGGCGATAGTTTCTGGTTGCTTGCCTTCTGCCTTTTCTTTAAGGGTTTGACCTGTTTGTGCAATAAACGGGATGCGTATTTCCATCTGGTAGCTGTCTGCGCCAGTCTTTTTGTTTGTGGTTAATACTTTCTGGAGCACTAACCCGATTTTCTTTCCATGAAATTCAGGTGCAACAAATTTACTGGCGGAAACCATATGTTGCGTTAATTGTCCAATCCCGGCACACCCCATCATGGCGTGAACGACATTTGCGCCAAATTTGTTTTCCGTGCCGTCATTTTTCTGAACACAGACGCTAAGATACTGGATTTTACGTCCGTCGTCGGATTCTCCAGAAAACTCAATAAATTTGGCTCCTTTTTCTGATTGCTTGAGTTCTGCTTCAGTAATGGTAATTATGTGAGCGCCAGTTTCGTTAATAAAACCACCTTGCCCTGCGGTCAGTGCTGCTTCTTCGTTATAAGTAAAAATTACGTTGCTCATGCTTTTATCCTTTTGATAAGGCCTTGTCTACAGACCAATGATATGTGTAAATCCTGCTTCTTACCGTGCTTGGGTTTAATCCAGTTTTTTCGCAGTGCTCTGAAATTGTTGCCAGCACTCCATTGAATTTAAATAATACGGTATTACTCTTATTTCTTGCTTGCTCGATACTTTTCTGCCATTCGCAATTTGATGGTTCGTAATTACCATTGTTATCAATTCTTCCCAATGTAGTTCCGTCAGGTCTTTTTCCCATATCAGCGAAAAATAATTTAAAGTTCAGCCACCGTTCACAAACAGTTATTCCTCTTCCTCCATAGTGTTTGTATTTACTATTTCTTTCATTGAAGCATCTTGTTAACATTGAAGACCATGACTTGTATGTTGGTGTTCCATACATGCCATGTTTGTTTTTTCTTGCTTTTGTTGTAGATGAGCGTGAGCAACCACAACTTCTTGTGTGCCCTGAACGGAGGTTGCCAAGCTGTTTAACACAAACTACTCCGCAGTCACACACACAGTTTACCAACCTTTGAGTACCACGCATTCCTGCATCACCAATAACAACTAAATTGCCAAATCTCTCGCCGGATACCTCAAGACGTCTCATTTTTTTCAAACCCATAGTAAGAGCATATTTTTTTATCTACTTCGTACAAATCATTATCAATAAACTGACTATCAAACATCCCAACCGGACTTTTACAACAATCACTCCCGTTTGTCTGGGTGGAAAATGAGTATTTTCCGTTCTGTACGTGAGTTCTTAACACGATAGTGAAATAACCTTCAGGAACAAGTGTCGAATCGACTAGTTTTCCGACGGTTTTCATTCGTGTATAGCCAAAATCATCAGTTTGCGTGTGTGCCAGAATATAAACTCTCCGAGTGTCTGCACCTTCACCAGCAGCCCTGAACACATCCCATGCGTTTTTCCCTATCGAGGTAAATTTGTCATATCCTCTCTCATTGCATTTACCCATTAGTTCGTTAACCATCACAGCCTGATAATCATCAATAACTACAATTTCATGCGGAGCATTAATTAGTGCCCTTACAATATTTTCAGTATTATCTGTTCTGTATATGTTCCCGTTATTGTTTTCCTTGCTTATTTTAACCCAATCACTTGATGGGAATGGTAGCGGTTTGTTTATGCACTGTATGATTAATGTTTTTTCTGGTGGTAAGTTTCTTAAACTGGTTGATTTTCCGGTGCCAGACTCACCGAGTATTAATGTCGCAGTACCCATAATTCACCTCAGAATGGTAATTCGGATGGGGAGGAAAGAAATTCGCGCTCATTCATGCGCTCTCTTTGTGCCTGCCATAAGCAAAGTTGTTTCTTTGATTTATCTCCCGCTTTACGCCAGTAACGAGCCTCAGCAATGTGATACTCTCTTTTTAATCGACTTAACTCTGGGGTTTTCGCCAGTTCTACCGGAATCATTTTGACCTCCATTTTCTGTAGGCTTCTACGGCTTCACGAAACATCTTTTCATCGCCAATAAAAGTGGCGATAGTGAATTTAGTCTGGATAGCCATAAGTGTTTTATCCATTTTTTGGAACTCCTGGCTGATTAAGTATGTCGATAAGGCGTTTCCATCCGTCACGTAATTTACGGGTGATTCGCTCAAGTAAAGATTCGGAAGGGCAGCCAGCAACAGGCCACCCTGCAATGGCATATTGCATGGTGTGCTCCTTATTTATACATAACGAAAAACGCCTCGAGTGAAGCGTTATTGGTATGCGGTAACGCCGCGCTCAGGCGGCTTTGATAGTCATATCATCTGAATCAAATATTCCTGATGTATCGATATCGGTAATTCTTATTCCTTCGCTACCATCCATTGGAGGCCATCCTTCCTGACCATTTCCATCATTCCAGTCGAACTCACACACAACACCATATGCATTTAAGTCGCTTGAAATTGCTATAAGCAGAGCATGTTGCGCCAGCATGATTAATACAGCATTTAATACAGAGCCGTGTTTATTGAGTCGGTGTTCAGAGTCTGACCAGAAATTATTAATCTGGTGAAGTTTTTCCTCTGTCATTACGTCATGGTCGATTTCAATTTCTATTGATGCTTTCCAGTCGTAATCAATGATGTATTTTTTGATGTTTGACATCTGTTCATATCCTCACAGATAAAAAATCGCCCTCACATTGGAGGGCAAAGAAGATTTCCAATAATCAGAACAAGTCGGCTCCTGTTTAGTTACGAGCGACATTGCTCCGTGTATTCACTCGTTGGAATGAATACACAGTGCAGTATTTATTCTGTTGTTTATGCCAAAAATAAAGGCCGACTATGCGGCCTCGGAAGGAAGTCCAATCATCTTATTCAAATCTTCTACCCGTAAAGCAGGAAGTGCTGTACTTGCTTTATCTGCTTCTTTTGGTAGCAATTCTTTGCTTTCAGGCCAAACTTCAATAAGTCGCTTAACTGTTGTGACTGAGTTCAAAGCAGCCCATACATTTGATTCGATATCCTTTTTCTTGGCTTCAAGTTTTTGTTGCAATGCGCAGATTTCATCAAACCTTTTTGTTATTTCGTGTTCTGCGTCAAACATGCATTTATCTTTGATCGGAGTAGGGAGCAATATATCTTTGCCGTTGCCGTCTTCCCCATATGAATGCCATCCAACCCTTCTGCCAGATACAGTCAGATAAATTGAAGTAGAACTAACATCGTATGAGTAAAATGAACATCCCATCTTTCCAAGTTCTTCACTTATAGCTACCAACTTGGATGATAACTGATCCACTTCCTCAGTTTTCTTTTTACCGCCAAACGCAATAACTCTGGCGTCAAGTGCAAGCTGGTTCTTTAACTTTGTTACTTCTTCAAGTTCAGTGAACACCCCGGACTTAATTAAAGCGTTACGAGCGATTTCCTCTTTCATTCTCGTAGTTAAGCGGATTGATGACATATTAATTCCTCTCAAATAAGTGGTTTGCTGCCTAATTTCATTTTCTGGCGACCAACACAAGTCACACCCATTTCACTGCGTGGCTTGCTGTAATAAATTCGGTTAGTTCAGCCAATAAAAAAACCACCGAAGTGGGCTATGACCATTTTTTATTTGGATTTCGTTGGTGAGCGTGATTAACAACTCTGTGCATTACATCCTCATATTTTTCATCTTCAATTTTTTCGACATCGCGAGGAAATGGTGTTGCTAATGCTTTGTCAACTTTGTCCATTGGGTCTTCATTAATCTTATATTCAGGACCGTCATCTATAGCATTAAATCCAGGTGTTACACCGTTTTTTAATGCATATGCTATCCTCTTTTCCCATCTCGCTATTCTCCTCCTGTCTCGAGATGTAAGACCTCTATCAGATACTTTTCTGTTTTGTCCGCGGTCAGGATTAACATAAATAGTCTTTTTCACCATAAGCATACTCAATAAGCACCGTACGGTAGTTTACTGTACAATTTTATTTTTTGGACTGCATGTATTTTGTTTCCTAATGGGTTTGAATCCTTGTAATAAATACTTCTATTTTTTCGAACAACTTCTTCTTTCTTCTTGCAGCAAAGGCTTCCTAGTGATGCTGCTTTGTCTGCTCTGACGCAACCAGAGAGCTTTAGCGCAATTTTTCGCGCCAGTGCTTCATTACTGCGTCGCTCGGCAATAAGTTCTGCTCTGCGAGCTTTGTAGCGGCTTTTTGCCGTACCTTTGGATTCTTTCCAGACAATGGTTACCATGATGGTCTCCTTTAAGTGGCTTTGGCGCATGACGCGTCGAGGTGCTTATCTTCTCGATCGCTGTCTTGCAGCTGCAATTCGCGCCATCCCCAAAACCACTCAAGTTCTGGTCTCAACGGTTAGGTTGAGAGTTCGTCGATGTTAAAGAGCCTGCCAATCTGTTCCGTTTGGCTTCCAGCCTCCTGCTGACGGCTTAAATTTAAGACCTCTTAATTTGTTGGTCAAGTGCATTTTTGAAGAAAACTTAATTTTATGGGCGCGAATTTAGTTTGTCTTTGATTTTTAACGGGAAATAAAAAAGGGGCGAAAGCCCCTTAAGGAAGGTTTGCTAGCTTGGCATCAACGACAACGCCAATGATTTTACAGTTCCCATTGATTTCAATCATTGGGTATTGTGGATTGAGTGGTTTCAGGAATTTTCTACCGGCATCAATAACTAACTTTTTGAATGTCGCCTCGTTTTCTCCTTCAAGTTTGGCGACTACCAGCTTTCCATTACGTGGTTCGACTTCTGGGTCGACGAGAATAATCATCCCTTCAGGAATACTCAGTCCTGCCGGGGCAGTCATTGAATCACCTTTAACGTCGAGCCAAAAAGAGTCTTCAGAACAATCTACCGTTGTGTCGTACCAGTTATCTATTGCACGCCTATGATATGGCTCTACAGCTTCCATCCAACATCCTGCGCTTACCCAACTAATTAGAGGATACGAACCTCTTGGATCATGCCTGCTGTGATAGGCAATGTTTGAAAGACTATCCTCTCCTTTCAACAGGTAATCAGGGGAGCACTGCAAAGCCTTGGCTAAGGCCAATAGGTTTTCGCCATTGGGCTCAGTTTCAGATCGCTCCCATTGGGAAATAGCAACATTAGACACGCCAACCATCTTGCCAAGGGCAGCCTGCCTAATCTTGAGTTCTTTTCTGCGAGCGCGAATACGCTCACCCATCAGTTGTGTATTCATAGTTAAGACATCTTAAATAAACTTGACTTAAGAATCCTTTGGTGGATAATTTAAGTGTTCTTTAATTTCGGAGCGAGTCTATGTACAAAAAAGATGTTATTGACCACTTCGGAACCCAGCGTGCTGTTGCTAAAGCACTAGGCATTAGCGATGCAGCAGTCTCTCAGTGGAAAGAAGTTATCCCAGAGAAAGACGCCTATCGATTGGAAATCGTTACAGCTGGCGCCCTGAAGTATCAAGAAAGTGCTTACCGCCAAGCGGCATAAGTAAATTGCTCTTTAACAGTTCTGGCCTTTCACCTCTAACCGGGTGAGCAAACATCAGCGGCAAATCCACTGGGTGTGCCGCTATATATCAATATAGGAAAATTAACAAATGGCACAAGCAAGTTACAGCAAGCTAACACAGCGAGAAATTGATCGCGCAGAAACAGATTTACTCATCAACCTGTCAACGCTTACCCAGCGCGGTCTGGCAAAGATGATTGGCTGTCATGAATCGAAGATAAGCAGAACGGACTGGAGGTTTATTGCTTCGGTCTTGTGTGCTTTCGGAATGGCATCAGACATCAGTCCGATTAGCAGGGCTTTTAAGTATGCGCTTGATGGACTCACCAATAAAAAACGCCCGGTGTGCAAGACCGAGCGTTCTGATCAAATACAAATGGAATTTTAACAACATCCAGCGAGGTAATTATATGCGAAACAAAGGCTTTAATCCACCTGATACACACAAAGAAGCTAAGCGTTTGCGCTTCCTTCGTTCCATTGATGAAAGAACTCAAATCTCTTTTGTGAAAGTTGCCAGAACTGAGCTTCTGAAGGCTGAGGCGAGGGCGTTGCTCCCGTCTCTACCAAAAGAGGAGGGATATACGTTCATTCCAAACGCATTTCTGGAAAAGCTGCTCAAAGAAGACATATCCGTAAGTCAGTTTAACGATGTTCTTAAGGTCTTTCGTCAAGGCAGGTAGTTATGAGCAATACAGCAAAAATCTACGATTTCAGCGCCGCACACGAGCGCAGGAGCAACAGGATGGAGAACCAGAAAACTGGTTACATTCCGTTGTACCGGAGCATTCTGAAACAGTCATGGGCGAAAGATGTTTATCTTCGCACCCTGTGGGAAAACCTTCTCCTGAATGCCACCAGAAAGCCATACAAAGCGAATTTCAAAGGTCATGAATGGCATCTGCAACCCGGTCAACTGGTTGTGACAGCAGCTGATTTAGGTCTTCAGTTATGCGACAGGCATGGCAAGCCAGCAAGCCGCGATCAGGTTGAGCGGATGCTTCAGGTTTTTGTGAAAGAGGGGATGATCACCATTGATGGAGAGAAGCAAAAAGGTCGTGTGATTACCATCACAAATTACCATGAATATGCTCAAAAAATGGACGATTCACCCGCACATGAAGCCGCACAAACGACCGCACATGATGCCGCACATGACGAAGCCAGTAATGGCGCGGATTTCAGCGAACATGCCGCACATGAAAGCGCACATGAAGCCGCACAAACAACCGCACATCATGAACAAGAAGGTATTAACAAGAATATAAATAATACCCCCCTACCCCCCAATGGGGGAGGCGATGGGCAGGTTAAACCTGAACGTCGCAAGGCAGAACGAATCGACTACGAATCCTTCCTGAACGCCTACAACACCGAAGTCGGTGACAGACTTCCACATGCTGTTGCGGTCAACGAGAAACGCAAACGCCGCCTGAAGAAAATCATCCCGCAACTGAAAACGCCAAACGTGGACGGTTTCAGAGCGTATGTCAGGGCGTTTGTGCATCAGGCCAAGCCGTTTTACTTCGGAGACAACGACACGGGCTGGACGGCAGATTTTGATTACCTGCTGAGAGAAGACTCGTTAACGGGAGTCCGGGAAGGGAAGTTTGCAGACAGGGGGATTGCATGAGACAGGATATCGAAGCGAGCGTTATCGGTGGCCTGCTGATTGGTGGATTAACGCCAACTGCCAGCGACGTTCTGGCAACGCTGGAGCCGGAGGCGTTTTCAATTCCGCTCTACCGGAAAGCCTTCGAGGTTATCCGTAAGCAGGCGCGAAACAGAAACCTAATCGACGCGCTGATGGTTGCCGAGGCGTGCGGAGAGGAGCATTTCACGTCAATCCTGATGACCAGCAAAAACTGCCCGAGTGCCGCAAACCTGAAGGGATATGCCGGAATGGTCGCGGATAACTATCACCGCCGTCTGGTGCTGGAAATCATGGATGAAATGCGTGAACCAATCCAAAGCGGAACCATCGACGCATCGAGTCAGGCGATGGATGAACTTGTAAAACGTCTCTCAGCCATCAGAAAGCCCCGTGACGAGGTTAAACCTGTACGGTTAGGGGAAATCATCACTGACTACACTGACACGCTTGACAGGCGTCTGAGGAACGGAGAAGAGTCAGATACCCTGAAGACCGGAATCGAAGAACTTGACGCCATCACCGGAGGGATGAACGCAGAAGACCTGGTGATAATCGCTGCTCGTCCTGGTATGGGGAAAGCAATGGCGCTAAGCGAAGGGATTTTACTTGCAGATGGCACCTGGACTACTCACGGAGAAGTCAAAATTGGCGATCGCATCGCGTCAATAGACGGGCTTCCTTCGGAGGTAATTGGCGTCTTCCCACAAGGGAAGAAATTCACATATTTAGTCACCTTTGAAGACGGACGTAGCGTGAAATGTGCCGACAACCACTTATGGGAAATTTCATCATCAAGATTTACTGGTAAACGCGTTGTTGATACTGATGCGCTGGCTGGGATGCTACAAAAAACACGTTATCAGGGAAGAATAAGAGTGCCATCCTTGACCGGAGACTTTGGTAAAAATATTCCCCTTGATGGTTGGGTTATTGGGGCTCTACTTGGTGACGGTTCGTTGATAAAAGGCATCAAATTCACCAACTCGGAAGAATATGTCCTGAGCCGCATGAGTGATGCAATTGCACCATTGCGACTGGTTAAGGTAGGAGAGAATGATTATTTGATAAGCAACCAAAAAGGCCAGAAGAACCCACTATTGGACAAACTACGTGGCATTGGGGTGATCGGGAAAGGTGCGTCCGAGAAGGAAATCCCAGCAGAAATTTTTAGTGCTAGCAAAGAAATACGTACCGGTGTTTTAACTGGCCTTCTCGAGACAGATGGCTGGGTTGAGAAGTCCGGATGCATCCGCTTTAGTTCATCCAGTCAGAAATTAGCTAAAGGATTAGTAAGGCTTGTTAGATCTTTAGGTGGAACCGCCAAAGAATCCAGCAGGACGGGAATAGTTTACACGTACAAAGGAGAGAAGCACGACGGACTTGATGCACACATGGTCAGCATGAAGTTGCCATCATCTTTGATAGAGCAAATTCACTCACCACGTTTACGCAAAAATCTCGGGATTAACAGGCTTGGCGACGTTGGTGTGGGTATCAAATCGGTTGAAGTTGTTGAGCCAGAAGAGTGTCTCTGCATCATGGTAAGCCATCCTAGCCATCTCTATGTGACAACGGATTACATCGTTACGCACAATACGGAACTGGCGCTGAAGATTGCCGAAGGCGTTGCAAGTCGTGTTATTCCTGGTTCTGACGTCCGGCGCGGGGTATTGATTTTCTCAATGGAAATGAGCGCATTGCAGATTGCAGAGCGAAGCATTGCCAACGCCGGGAGGATGTCGGTTAGCGTACTGCGAAATCCTGCATCGATGGATGACGAAGGCTGGGCACGTGTTGCTAACGGCATGAGTCAGCTTGCAGATTTGGATGTATGGGTAGTCGATGCCTCGCGGTTATCGGTCGAAGAAATACGCTCAATCGCAGAACGGCACAAACAGGAAAATCCAAACCTCTCACTCATCATGGCGGATTATCTTGGCCTGATTGAGAAGCCGAAAGCAGACCGCAACGACCTCGCAATTGCTCACATCTCCGGAAGCCTGAAGGCGATGGCGAAAGACCTGAAAACGCCAGTTATCTCCCTAAGTCAGCTTTCGCGCGATGTTGAGAAGCGACCAAATAAACGCCCGACAAACGCAGATTTGCGTGATTCAGGAAGCATTGAACAGGACGCAGACTCAATCATCATGCTCTATCGGGAAGCGGTATATGACGAGAACAGTAGCGCCGCGCCATTTGCTGAAATCATCGTGACGAAAAACCGTTTTGGCTCACTTGGTACGGTTTACCAGCGGTTCTGTAACGGACACTTTGTTGCATGTGACCAGGATGAAGCCAGACAGATTTGCACAGCATCAAATGCACCTGCTGCGCGTGGCAGACGATATGCACAAGGGGCTGACGTATGAATAAAAAACAATTAGCTATTCTCGAAAAGGCATGGGATGCACAAATATCATGCGCTTTGAAAGAACAGGCACTACCAATAATCCAGACCAAATCGAAAATAGCCAGGCAGTTATGCGATGACGGATTCCTGAACGAAGTTGAGATTACGCACCAGATGGTAACGTTCAAAGGGTATGAGATAAATCATCATGGTATAGCGGCGTATTGCTCCCATCTTCCTGATGACGTTGACATTGATGAAATGGAAAGGGAGATGAAGCAATGACCATCTACATCACTGAGCTAATAGCAGGGTTATCGTTACTAATGGTTCTTACTGTATATATTATTAAGTATATTCTTTATGCGAATAAAAAAACTAATTGATCACGATGAGCTTCTGTCAACATTATCATATGACTCAGAAACAGGAATATTTAAATGGCTAAAAACAAATTCAGTAGTAAGAGTAAAAGGTAGTATTGCTGGAGGTGTTAGTGGTGGTTATATATGCATTAGTATAAATAATGTTTTGTATAAGGCGCATAGACTTGCTTGGTTCTATGTATACAAAAAATGGCCTCCTAAGTTTATTGATCATGTAAATGGGAACAGACTTGACAATAGGATTTCAAACCTAAGACTGGCAACAGAAGAGCAGAATGCAAGAAACATTGTAGGGAATAGATTAAACACATCCGGTGCAATTGGAGTGTCTTGGTATAAGCCAACTGGCAGGTGGAAGTCTTATGTTGGTTATAAAAATAAGACAATATCGTTAGGGTATTTCGATAGCAAAGAAGATGCAGCATTCATAGCAGCACTAGCAAGAAAGAAACTATATGGAACTTATGCGAGTAAAGCACTTAATTGCGAGCATGAGCTTTTATCTCAATTTAATAATGATGAGGATAAACTTGCGGAATATCTTAAGGAAAAATCTAAAAGGACTCGAAAGCGTGTTAAAAACAGATAAAGGCCTGCTGGTAATCGCAGGCCTTTTTATTTGGGGGAGAGTAAATCGTGGTTGAGTTGATTTTTTCTGCATTGAGGATTCTCGGTGCTATGTGGATGGTGGCGACGTTCATTGTGGTTGCCAGCAGTTTTGTCCGGCTGGTAGGCGAAGGTAAAGACCTGGTTGGTGTGCTTTTCGGTAGCATTTTCCTGTGGGTGATTATCGGTGTTGCGCCTGTCGCTGTAGCAAAAATGGCGTGGCGTTTTGTGAGTTGAGGTGACAATGAAGCAAATATACATGCTTCGCAACGAAGCAATCAGAAACAACGCCATAGACGCAATACTCTCACTTCCGATCGACGACAAGTCACCTCACGAAGTCCACATTAAAGAACCAAAGCGGAGCAATCCTCAAAACCGCCTTATGTGGGCGTTATTGCAGGACGTATCACGTCAGGTGCTTTGGCATGGACAGAGACTTGCGCCGGAGGACTGGAAAGACCTGTTCACTGCCCTGTGGCTTAAGACCAAAAAACTGGAGCAACGAAGTGTGCCTGGTATCGATGGTGGCGTTGTCATGCTTGGCGTGCGTACCAGCAAAATGCGAAAGGCCAGCATGACTGAGCTTATCGAAATCATGTTTTGGTTCGGCTCAGAGCGCAACGTGCGGTGGAGTGATGACTCCCGGCGAGAGTATGAATGGTCACAACGAAAAGGTAGGGCTGCATGACTATCAAATCAAATACACCAGCACACGACAAGGACTGCTGGCAAACGCCGCTTTGGCTTTTTGATGCGCTGGATATTGAGTTTGGATTCTGGCTGGATTCAGCTGCGAGCGACAAAAATGCTCTGTGCGCTCACTGGCTAACTGAGGCCGACGACGCGCTCAATTCTGAGTGGGTAAGCCACGGTGCAATCTGGAATAACCCACCGTACAGCAATATCAGGCCGTGGGTGGAAAAAGCCGCTGAGCAGTGCATACAACAGCGACAGACGGTAGTTATGCTTGTGCCAGAGGATATGTCAGTCGGATGGTTCAGCAAGGCTCTGGAGAGTGTTGACGAAGTTCGCATCATCACTGATGGACGGATTAATTTTATCGAACCATCGACAGGGCTGGAGAAGAAGGGAAACAGCAAAGGCTCCATGCTGCTGATTTGGCGACCGTTCATCAGTCCTCGACGAATGTTTACTACTGTATCCAAAGCGGCATTGATGGCGATCGGGCAGGGCGTCAGGAGGGCGGCATGAGGCGACAGCGACGAAGTATCACCGACATCATCTGCGAAAACTGCAAATACCTTCCAACGAAACGCTCCAGAAATAAACGCAAGCCAATCCCAAAAGAATCTGACGTAAAAACCTTCAATTACACGGCTCACCTGTGGGATATCCGGTGGCTAAGACATCGTGCGAGGAAAACAAGGTGATTGACGCGATGATTTATTCGGGGCTATATTCCTCACGCGCCAGCAAAATCTGGCGTCGGGATTGGCGTCCTGGATAGAGACCGCGACAGATACACGCCGCGAGCGTGTTTTTTATTGTCGTATGCACGCGCACATCTGAATTATGGTGGGCTGTGTGGGGGCGGAGAGATCCGCGCCGGTCGGTTTCCCGGTTACGCCAACCCTGCACAGTTCACCACCAGACGATTGGCGTCGTCGGTGGTGAGTTATTAAGAAACCACCAGAGGGCGTCATTATGACAACTCAAATTTCTGTTGAAACTCTCTCCCCGATCACCCATAACCAGATTCCTGTTATTACCACCGAACTTTTGGCGCAGCTTTACGGCACTGAGCCGGTGCGTATTCGCCAGAATCATCATGAGAACAAAGTACGCTTCGTTGAAGGGAAACACTTTTTCAAAGTTGTTGGTAATGACCTTAAAGAATTGCGGGTAGCTTTAAACTACTCACAAAATTTGCGGGTTACTTTAAGTAACTCACAAAATTTGCAACCATCTTTAAGAGGGTTACAAATTTCCCCGAAAGCCCGCTCCCTCATACTCTGGACAGAACGAGGCGCAGCCCGTCACGCAAAAATGCTCGAAACTGATCAGGCGTGGGATGTGTTCGAAAAACTGGAAGACTGCTATTTCAGCCAGTGCGAGAAAAATACTGGCAAACAAGAGAAGAAGCTCAACGGGCTTTCCGCAAAAGAAACAGACAGCCTTGTATGGCTGTGGGATTATGCCAACCGCTCACAGGCATTGTTCCGTGAGTTGTATCCCGCATTAAAACTGATTCAGTCTGGCTATTCCGGCATATGCCACGACTACGGCTATGAGTTCTCGTATATCATCGGGAGGGCGAGGGGCGTTTTAATTAATCACACGCGGGATATAGATATTTATGAGCCTGACGGGCCGACGAACCTTCTGGCATGGGAAAGGCTTAAGAACAAAGAGTTGCCGCCTTCACTGCATCGCTACTGACAATTGACAACTTAACAAACCCAGCTTCGGCTGGGTTTTTTATTGCTGAATTTTCAATGTGAGAGGACATGACAATGAATGAGCTGATAAATAGCAATGCCATCAAAATGACAAGCATTGAAATCGCTGAGTTGGTGGGAAGCCAACACGGTAATGTCAGAATATCAATAGAACGTCTGGCAAAGCGTGGGGTGATTCAACTTCCTTCAATGCAAAAAGTTGAAAATAAACAAACAATTAGCCCTAACAAATTCACAAGCGTGTATATATTCGAAGGCGAACAAGGTAAGCGA